TCACACACGAATGTTCTATTGCCAGGGTGGAACTGTAGGTTCCGCCCATACGTTCAGCACGAACGCAGATTTCTATGACATTGCTGTAATGGCGTTCTCGGGGTCAACAACCACTCCATTCGACGTTCAAAATGGCGCTTCGGGTGTAGCGTCAACCCTTGCTACCGGGTCGATAACGCCCGCTGTAAATGGAGAGCTTATAGCAAGCGCCCTCGGGGAGACAGCCGACGGCGGGACAAACCGCACATACAGCGTAGATTCAAGTCTCACGATCTCCGACCAGAATGGAGCAGCTGGTGGAAATCACAATGGCTTGGGGCTGGCGTACTTTGCGCAGACTACTGCCGCAGCCATAAATCCAACTTGGTCGATCACCGGCGGCGCGAACAACATTGCTGCGGTCATTGCATCGTTCAAGCCTGCGGCTGGTGGCGGTGGAATCACGGCCGATGCCTCGATCACCGAGGCGGGCGACACGAAATCAGCCGCAGCAACGGTGGCCATTGCCGCCGCTGTGTCCGTCACGGAGGCCAGCGATACCGTAACGGCGGCGGCAGCGCTCGCGATCACCGCCGCTGCGGCATCGACCGAGGCTTCGGACAGTTCGAGCGCTGCAGGCACGCTTGCAATCGCTGCGGTCCTGGCGAAGACTGAAGCGAGCGATTCGCTCTCCGCACAGGGCGGCACGCCGGCGACGGTCGCGGATCTGAGCATTACAGAGGCCGGCGACAGCATCGCGAGCGCCGGCGCAGTAGCAATCGCCGCTTCCGCCTCCGCGAGCGAGGCGGCGGATTCGTCGAGCGCTGCGGCGGTACTGAAGATCATCGCATCTGCTTCCACGACGGAAGCGGCGGACAGCCTCTCCGCGGATGCGAACAGCGGCGGTAGCCGCACGGCGGATGCCGACATCGACGAGGCGAGCGATTCGCTTTCCTCTTCGGCGACGAACACGACGCCAGTCGAAATAATGGGCGGCTGGTATCCCCACCCGGATGTCTATTATCCGAAGCAGTCCTACGCGAAGCCGAAGCAGTGGCAGCCGCTCGAAGAGATTTTCGCGAGGCTGGAGGCAGTCGAGCAGGACGACGGCATCTTCGCGAGGGCGACGAATCCGGTGCTGCCAGAGGTGAAGCGCCGGCGGCGTCTCAAGGCGATCAAGATTCTCGAAAGGGGTCTGTAAATGGGCATCGAAGTCAACAAGGCCGGAACTGCGAACTGCGCCGCACGCATCAAGGCTGGCGACGTGGATAAGGCCTCTGCCTGGTCGTTCTCGGCTGAGGATGGTGATGCGCTCCTTGGGGCCGGCGGCGACGACTGGACCAACTACGCGAAGTGGCACATGGCGGAGGACACCTCCGCCGCGGAGAAGACCAAGGCGCGCTACAAGTATCCATTCGGCAAGGGCGGCAAGGTCTACCGCTCTGGGCTGATCGCGGCTAAGCAGCGCGCCGCGCAACAGGGCGCGACCGCGATCGCGGATGCCTGCGATGAATACATCGACCAGATCGACGGCACAAAAGAGCCGGATGGTGACAAGAACGCGTTTTCCGGATCGATCGAGCGGCGCGTGATGACCTTCGATCATCTGCATATCGAGCGGCGCGAAGGTGCCTCGCCGCGCATCATGGGACACGCGGCGGTGTTTAACCAATGGGCGGACATCGGTGGCATGTTTCGCGAAAAGATCGTGCCCGGGGCGTTCGCCCGCGCCATCGGGTCGCAAGACGTGCGGGCGCTCTTCAACCACGACCCGAATATCGTGCTCGGACGCAATCGCGCGAAACCCACGCCGACGCTCAGCCTCAGCGAAGACGCCACCGGCCTGCGTTACGAAGTGATTCCGCCGGACACGCAGGCGGCGCGCGATCTGCTGGTGAGCATCGAGCGTGGGGACGTCTCGCAAGGATCCTTCGGCTTCTCTGCTTCGCCGACAGGGCAGAACTGGGACTGGAACGCAGACATTCCGGAGCGCACGCTGACGGATGTCAATCTGTACGATGTTTCGCCCGTCACATTCCCTGCCTATGAGGGCACCGACGTGGCGGTGCGCCAGATCGAAGCTTGGCGCAAGGCGTTCCCGCCAGGGGTGACGATCCCGCAGAACAATACCGCGCTCCGCCGCCAGCTCGCGCAGCGCGCGCGCCAGCACGGCTACTGACAGGCTGCAATACCCGTCGACATCGCTCGGCGGCCAGGACTTTCCCTTTTTGGAGATTGAAATGAAAACGAGTTCGTATTTGCTGCTCGGAGCAGCGCTGGCGGTAGCCGTCCTGGCCGTGACGGTGGCGCCGGAATCGTATGCGGCCTTCATGCACCCGGGCGCGCTCGGGCTTGCAGCTCTGGCCGCCGGATCCGGCGGCATGCTCGTCGGCGACATCCAGCTGCTGCGCTCGAAGGAACTGCGCGCCGAGCGCGCGAAGCTGGTCGAAGAAAACAGCAAGGTGCTGGCCAAGATCGGCGCCGAGAAGGACCAGGCGCGGCTGAAGGAGCTGGAGTCGGAGTGGGACAAGCGCGACGCCGACATCGTGAAGCTGACGAAGGACGTCGAGCGCGCCGAGCGCCAGGAGCAGCTCGAGGCCGATGAGGCACGTCCGGTTCACGAGCGCCGTTCAGGCCGGCAGGAGTCGCGGCAGGAAGGGCGAGAACTGAGCGCCGACGAGCATCGCGAGCAGCAGAAGCAATACTGGAGGTTCCTGCTCAATGGCCTGCGCTTCGGCATGGAGGCGCTGACGCCGGAGGCGAGGGCGGCGGTCCGCGGACAGTATCAACGCATCGACGCGCGCGAGTTGCAGCAGATGGAACAGCGCGACGGGCTCTCGACCACGAGCGCCTCGGGCGGCTACACCATCCCGGCGCTCTTCTTCAAGGAGTTGCAGAACAACCTGCTCGCCTTCGGCGGAGCGCGGGCCCGCGCGCGGGTCATCACGACCGATGGCGGCCAGTCGCTGCCGATCCCGACCGTCGATGACACGGGCAACAAGGCGCAGATCATCGGCGAGGGCTCGAGCCTGACGAGCCCTCAGGATACGAGCTTCGGCCAGGTGGCGCTCGCGACGTTCATGTATCGCTCGCTCCTGCCGATCACGCTCGAGCTGCTGCAGGACACGGCGTTCGACATGGAGGCGTGGATCATGGAAGCGCTCACCACGCGCCTCGCCCGCGGCACGAACGTGCACTTCACGACCGGCAACGGCACGACGCAGCCGAAAGGCTTCATCGTGAGCGCCTCCTCGGGCGTCACCGGCTCCTCGGCGAGCTCGATCAGCTCGGACGATCTGGTCGACCTCGAGCATTCGGTGGACCCGGCATATCGCAGGGGCCCGGGCGTGAGCTGGCAGATGAACGACGGGATGCTGAAGGTCCTCAAGAAGCTCAAGGACTCTCAGAACCGGCCGCTTTGGCTGCCGGGCTTCGCGGTCAAGGAGCCCGACACGATCCTCGGCTATCCCTACGACATCAACCAGGACATGGCTGGCGTTCAGGGCTCCAACAAGTCGCTTGCCTTCGGTGACTTCTCGAAGTTCGCGGTGCGCGACGTGCGCAGTCCGCTCATCGTCCGGGCGAACGAGAAGTTCATCGACCAGGGGCAGATCGGGTTCTACATCTTCTCGCGGCACGGCTCGAACACCCTCGATGCCGGCACCGACCCGATCAAGTACCTGACGCATCCGTCGCCGTAACCCGGCGTTTCTTCGTTGCCGCATCACGGGGCTGCTTCGGCAGCCCCTTTTTTCGAGCGCTCGGCCCCGAGCGCTGGGACAAAGGGGATCCGCATGAAAATCCGCTTCATCTCAGGCGTGGCCGGCGAACGCTTCGCCTATGAGCCGGGCGATCAAGCCGACCTGCGCGAGGACATCGCGCGCGGCTTCATTCGCCAGAAGGTCGCCGTGGCGATCCTCGACGATGTCGAGACCGAGACGGTCGCGGCGCCGGAAACGACCGCGCGCCGTCCGCGCCGGCGCATCCTGCGCGACCTCGGCGGATTGCTGCCGCGGTGAGGTACTCGCTTACCACGTCGGTCGATCCAGCGGCCGAGCCGCTCACGAGCGCCGAGACGAAGCTGCATCTCAAGCTCGACGCTTCGGATGACGACGCGCTCGTTGATGGGCTCATTCAGTCGGCGCGCGAATGGGCCGAGAACTACATGCGCCGGTCGCTGGTGCGTCGCACGCTCGTGCTGCGCATGGACTGCTTTCCATGCGAGATCCTG